GTATTATAATTTGAGAATGGCCAGTTTAAGGTAAATGATGATGATGTTCTAATTCCACCAAATAAATCAGAAAATCTAGCAAGTGTAGAGCTATGCTTTACTAAAGAAAAATTAGTAATTTTTATTCTGTCGGCTCCAGGAATTGACATGGAAACATTAGCTGCATTCGCGTTATCTTCTAATGTGCTATCTTCGGATATTGTTATTGTCTCTATATCGTATGACAATCCATATCTAGTATTTGTGGTTGTATTAAGATCTGACGATGAAATAGCTAATGATAAATTAGTATTTAAATAGACCCAGAATCCCATTCCACTGTTTAAAGATCCATTTGTAACTGATGTAGTAGAATCTCTGAGATAATACCAACCAGCATTGGCAATTGCCGAACCATTCGAATAAGAAATCTGATCTGGTGAAAGTGGACTTGCTCCTTCCCAAAAAGGAGATATTGAACTGGTTCCAGAAAAAGCCTTCCAATTGTATAGGCACTGTGTGGTTAATGTTTGCTGAAGATAAAATTGCTCCTGAAGTTCATTTAATTCAGAAGCCTGTAGAGCATAACCTGGCTTAAAACCAGTTAGAATATAATTAACTGGTCTTGTTATGAATTCCTCTATTCGGGAACCATATGTGCTATTTCCTAAAAGATGTTCACCAAAAGGTGCTCTAGCCATTTAAAATCCTTTTACGATATTTATACGGAATATTTTTGTATTTTCTGTTCCAGTTGCAGCATTTCCCAATTTTAAAGTATTATCTAACTTTTTGGTTTGGGTTACTTTACCACTATATTGTTTCAAAACTGGAGCTTCTAAGATTTCTCTAATCGGATAGACAACAGAATCGATTGTAATTGAAGATAAATCTTCAGCTTGATCGTAATTTAATCCTGTCAGATAAACTGTAGAATAGCCACCAGAACTACCAAGTTTAACAACACTCATATCTTTAATTGTAGCACCCGTTGATGTTGTTGCTGTAGTATCCCCAATATTCACAGATTCTTCCCCAATTATTACTGGACCAGATTCAAGGGAAGCTACAGTCGTATTGCTCTCAAGATAGGAATAATCTTTTCCAAATTGTGCTCCAGCTGTTATTTCCAACCCAGATCCAATATTTTCTACTGGATTTTCAACCAAAGCATAAAAATTTACTTCATCTGGTATAAAAACATTTTCATTTTTCAGCACATTGGTTTCGATTCTAACATCAAACATAATATTTTCTGAACCCAAAGCTGCTACAGGATCAAAATTTAGACCATCAATCGTATCTAAACTTAGATCAATTGCTGCTAATAAAGAATCTACTTGACCAGCACTAAGATATGTAAATTTGCTATAAGCTATAGAAAGAGATGCATCTCTATAATTTTGACCATTAGAAACTAATTCAACACCTTCTATTATATTTTCGCCGTCAAAATTAACATAGGTTTTAAATCTCAAACTTGCCCCAGATCCAGAGCTGCTACTTATGGTAATTTCTGGATTTGCTTGAGATACAACTAAATTATCTTGGTTAAATGAAGAAAGGTCTATAAATGCAGAAACAATAGCACCATCTTGTAATCCATTTGATGTCATTGTATATAATGAATAATATGGAGATGATCTTGAAAGCCTATTTGTTTGAATTAAGCTTTCTATCTCATCAAATTTGTCTTTTATTTGAATTGTTGATGGTAAAGTAGAAGTTGTAAAATAAGAAGTAAAATCTTCACTATTTTCATACAGATGAAAACATTGACCGCAAGTTGGATTGGTTAAACTAACATATAAATCACCAGCATTGTATGTGGTAAAAGTGGAAACTCCGCTAGGTATTTGACTTGTTTTCTTAAAATAAATACCACAGTTTCCGGTTTGTGATAAATTATTAGAACAAAATCTTACAGATTTCGTGTATCTGGAATTATCATTATCGCGATAATCATCAAATGAAATTACCGGAATCCATGTTGTTGTAACAAATCTTAATAGATCAGCTGTAATTTTATATAAAGCCAACCAAGAATATCCGTCAGCATATCTTTGAATTCCAGAAGAATGGTTTGGAATATAGGTTGATGCTGAAGTTAATGATAAATCTTTTCTGTTTAAGTCGTTATTTGAAATACAAAGATAAACTATCCCATTTACCTTATTCCAAGCATAAAATGGATTTGTATTGCTAGTCTTGCTAGTCCAATAATTATACACATTACCGGAAGACCAAGTATAATTTGGAATTACAGCTACTGTGTCTTTTCTTCCAACTCTATAGCTTAATTCGCTATTTTTCCATACATCTATTCCACTGTCGCCAGTGTTGTTTTCTGGATTGTTTGGGGTATTTCCAAACATCAAAAATAGTTGATTTTTAGTACCAACATCTTTTAGATAGCTTTTAAGTATATTTGATTTATTTGCCATATTAACAGCCTATGCAGTTCTTGTTTTCGTTTGGACTTGTAAATCCAGCCTCATAACAAAGTTGTATGAAATTTAAAATATTTATATCAAAAAATCTTGTTTCGTTTATGACACCAGTCCATGTCGGTAGCACATGAGTTGGTCCTGTAAATCCTGTAGCTGATGGAACAGAGAATGTTCCTAAGCAGCCTGTGCAGCCAGATAATCCATATAATGTGATGCCATAAAATGTTGCAAGTGGACCATAATTTAGTGTTAGAGAATATTCTGCATAGTTTTTAAGCATTGGGTATTCGCAAACCACACTAGCCTCATCTGGAACACCTGGACCCTGATAATCTGAAATTTGTTTACCAAATATCAATCGCAATCCAGCTGGATGAAGACTTTCAGTATAAGCTTGTTTTAGACTAATATTGTCTTGCGTACTTCCAAGATAAACCAAGTAGGACCAATCGTGGAACCAGTCATTATCCTGAAATCTGGATATGTTCAGCCCAGAACCAAGAGTATTATTCTTCTCATAGTCACCAGTTGCTGAAATAAAACTAAAGCTGGAATTATTAAACATTCCACCGTTTAGTCTTAAAATATCTCTCTTTGGAAAATAAACTAAAATATCTTCTTCACTTACAGTAAAAAGCTTTGTGAAAAAATATCGTATTGATTCTAAATTTGTTTTTCTTCCATGTAAAGTCTTTTTTATACTTACTATAAAATCTCTAGCTTTCTGTAAGTCAAAGACAATATTTGGATCATTTTTTACATCCTCATATGGAAATGAGGTAAAATAATTATTATAAACTCTTTTTAAAAATTCTTCTCTTGTTCTTTGTACATCTAGCACATCTAATAATGTACTGCTTAATCCATATTGCGCTCCATCTTGCTGATCGCAATATAACCAATCATAATATTTTTGAATAAAGTCAAAAACAGAAACTACATTTGTTTCTCCGTTTGCAATTTTATCTGATTTTTCAGCTACAACCCAATTTGGTATGAGTTTTGAGATATCAAAATTTGTAACACAACTAGTAGGAACAAAATTATTTGGATCTTCTCCAAGTGATATCGATCTTTGTAATTCTACTGAAAACTTTTCATTATAATCACTTTCAATAGAATCAAGAAACTCATTTAAAGTATGATTTATATTTTTTATTGAGTTGTTTAAATATCCTGAGATCATCTTAGTTCTACTGAATTTGTTGTAAATTTAACTTTGCTGTCTAACTTTGTTCTAAAATAACTATTCTTAAATGGAATGCTTATTGTTATTGAAGCTCCTGTTTTTCTAACATCATATATTTCTATAATTCCCTTTTTAATATTAATTCTTCCATTAATTGTGGGTGATGACACGAAAGCTCCAGATGAATTTTTTATTAATGTTTTTAGATTTATAAAATCAAATTTATTTTGTGCTGGAATTACATATGCAGCCAACTTTATAGTTTGATTTTGTTTATTTAAAAATTCACCTGTTATTTCAAAATCTGTAAACAAAGGAATTTCAAATTCATTTTCAAGATTAATGGTTAATTTGCCGGAAGAAGCAAATGTTTCTTGATAATATAGATTAAAATCAGATTGTTCAATCACTACATCTTCATAAGAATCTTTAATTCTGGCAACAGCTTCAGATGAATCAAAGTAAAAATTATAAGATCCATCTGTGTCGTAATATGTGTTGAGTATATTTTTTATTCCATTTTTAATGGTTTGTTCATCTAATGGACTAAAGCTAGATCTATTAGTAGCTAATGAAAAAGTAACATCATTGTTTATTGTAAATGATTTTGGTACTGTAAATTCTGGAATTACAGTTACTACACACTTGTCTTTTAGTAAATCATATATTCTTTGAATTTTTTCTGCATCATCTTCATTGTTTGGATTTAAGTCCGCTGTAAAAAAGACTCTACCAAACATCTGCGGAAATATCTCTTCTCCACCAAAAACATTAAATTGATTTGGAGACTCAAAGAAATCTGCAATCAATCCTTTTATATCATCCTTGGTAACTGCTCTGTTTTGAGCACCAAATGTTTTTGGTGCAGCAAATTTTATTAAATCTAAATTTGGTTCGTCTGTTCCATCTTTAGATCTAGATACCAAACCAATATTAATATTATTTCCAATGGATGCATCAACTATACTAAAAGCATAAATGTCATTAGAAACACTTCCATTCACGGAAAAATAATCAATATAAATTCTATCTCTAGAATCATCTATTTGTTTTCCAAGACTATTAATTTTTCCAAACAAGACATAAACGCCATTATTTGCTCGTTCAAGATAATAAACATTTTGATTTGCTACGCTAGTTGAACCAAAATTATCAGCCAATGTCCATACATCTTTTGTATTAGATGAATTATTTTGACCATCTAGCTGAACTTTAACTGTAAGAGTATTAGCGTCAAAATTTGGATCTGATATAAAAAATCTCTGTTTAATTGGGTCAAATGAGGGTGTTACTTCCAGATCTGTGTATATTTTTTTAGCTTCAAATATTTCAACTCCAAGAGCAGCACTGTCTATGTTTGGATATGATTTTAATGTATAAAATGAATAGATTACACCATCTTCATTTACTCCTCTAAACTCAGCATATTGAGGAATATCATCTGTCAATCCAGTAACATTAATAACTGCTCTAGATGCCGTCTTTAATGGGACAAAATAACCCAATGGCTTTGTTAATGATATAACCGAGTCTAATCTTTGTGCTGAATCTAGATATCCTTCCGATGCCATCATATTTGAATAAAAGGCATAGTAATAAGTATTATATGCAAGAACATTTAATAGTGTTTGCATTACAGATCCTTCAAAGTTAAAATCCTTCAAAGAATCTTGATTTTTAAGATAAGCCTTGAGGCTATCCTTTATATCTTGAAAATTTAATTTTCCTAAATTTGGTGTTAGATTTGGATATGATGACATTATCTTACTCTTTCTACGGTTATTCTTATATTATCTCTTACATCAAAATCTTTGATACTATATTCAATATCAAGTGTGACAGTTTTACCTTCAAAGGTAGAATTCATTTTTGTTAAAGTAACTCTTGGTTCGTATCTTGTTATTGCAAGAGCAATATTATTTTCCACATAGAAGCTAAAATCATCTGGATTTTCGAACATGGAAACTGTTGCATTAGTACCAAATTCATAATCTAAAGGTCTTTCATGATTTATTGTTAGAATAATATTCTTAATCGACTCTTTAATAGCCGATTGGTCCTTTTTGATGTTTACATCACCAGTAAAAGAATTTTTGGTTAGAAACATCGGTATATCAGAAAAGACATTTTTGAGTATCTTCATATTTTTATTTATTTTTAAAATATATCCTTTTTATAGGTTACTGGGTCTATTGTTGGGCCATCCTGATGATATGAGTCTCTGCTTAGGGTTAAAGTCATCATTTCGATATTTACAGACTTAAAGGTTCTATTAATTGCAGTAACCATCCATTTACCACTCATACGATCATACTTGTTTTTGTAATCGGAAGATGGATTTGGGTTATCTACTGTGATTATAGTTCCTATCTTAATTGCATCGTTTGGATAAATTGCCATCAAGGCTTTTTGTGCTCCAAACATCATCATTTGTGCTCTTCTTCTCAGAGGAGTTTCTGGTGGCGTAACATAGAAGGTTGCACTAGATCTTATTGTATTTAAGAAGGTTGGGAAGAACTTTCCTTGCTCTGGGCAATTACAAGAAGCAACATTCTTATCATCAGAGATAATGCAACCAAGATAATCTTTTCCAAGAACTTTCTCAATCAGTTCACATTCTTTCGTATTATTATAAGCTATCATGAGTTCTTTATATGAAGGTTCTCTTTCCTTTGGCATAATGTTCTTGGCTGGACAGTTACAATATGGATCAGAATCTGGACATTCTATATTTGATGTCTTTCCTTTTGGATTTACACACTTTAGATTCAATTTCTTGCAAATTGAAAGCTCGCTGTTTTCTCTAGCAAAAACAACAAACTGTGCAGCAAAATTATTATCAAAATTATCATATTCTGCTGGCAGCGTTGGTGGAGAAGTTAATCCATATTCACTCTCTCCAAATATATCATATTTCCAGACCTGAGAAGTTACCAATCCTGGTCTGTAAAGAGCAAATGCTTGATTTAAATAATATTCAATATCGTCTGAAAAAATTTGTGTTAAAGTACCTGTTTGATTTGAAAGTGATATTCCTTTTGCAAAATGAGAGAGTATTTCATCACCATCAAAGTCATTATTGTTATAGATTAAATTATCAATGTTATTGCTTTGCAAGAACGCTCTTAGTGGTGCTGTATCCTTTAGTTCTATAGAATTTTCAACAGCAGTGAAGAAATCATTTCCACCAAAGGCAGAAAAATCATCTGCTTTTATTAATGTTTCTACCTTAAATCTATCTTCAGATAAATTAATAATATTATTCCAGTTTGCAATATTTTTTAACATATTATCAAAATAGAACTTAGATGGGAATGTAAAATCATACCAACTTCTTCTCGTATTATAATGTAAATGAGATCCTAATAGGTAATAAGAACCATATTTTGTAGAATATAATGATTTTAAATCATTTGGTTTAGTTGTTATTATTCTATTTCTAGAATTTGCAGAAGCCGTAGCTGTAATGTAATAATTTGAAGATTCATTTACATTATCAATCACTGCGTTCAAAGAATTATAGAATCCATCATTTTCAAGTTCACGATAAAATGAACCATATGCTTGATTTGGACCAAATCTATTAAATAATTCAGATGCAGCTCCAGAATAATTATCATATTCTGTATAGTCAGCACCTATTTCGTGTAGATAAAAGCCGTTGTTTTCAAAGTAAGTATATTCATTTTCTATTTCTTTTTCTGCCCATAATGATAGATCAGATATATCTTTTGTTCTGGCTTCCATTCTCAATCTACTTACGGGTGTATGCCACCAATAATAACCCCAATCTTTATAGTTAGAATATGTTTGTTTTGTTTTATTTTTCTTTATGGCAACATCAAATCCGTATGGATCCATTCCTATAATTACAGCGTTTGATTGTATTGTTTGTCTTCCATTTGGTCCAGCTGTTAATTGAACAAGATATGGGAGGAAATATTCGCTTCCAGCGTCTCTTACAAATCCCTTTGGAAAATCAACTAAACGATCAAGACCAATTGGATTTGTAAATTCAATTCTAACATAAGAAGCTATTTCTTCTTTTAAGATAGATGGTGGTCTTTTATTGCTATCATTTGTGAAAACATTATATTTGTTTGTTATATCAGTTAGTGATTTATTTGATGGCAAATATAATGAAATTGAACCCAGTGGATCTTCTATCGAAGGTGATGGATAATTTAAATTATTTAATGCATCAATTCCTCTTGGTAAAACCAATGATCCAAGTTGTGGACTTGGATAAGTATTAGAAATAAATCCTATTTCTGTGACATTTAAATCTCCTGGTCCTGGAGTATTTGGTCTGGTTAGATATGTGTAATCATTATCATAATAATAAACATCACCAAAAATAAATTTTTGAGAATCAAAACCTGGCTTAGTTGCATAGTTTTTAGAATACGAAGAATTTTCTGTGGTAAACTCTTTATATTTTTGATCATAGTATGGGTGATTTCCAGTTATTCCTGTATTACGAGTAGTATTATCACTAAAATAAACATTATACAAATAAGTTCCTACACCACTAGTGATTCCATAAGATTTTGCTAGAACTTCATATCTACTTCCACGAATAGGTTTTCTTCTAATTGATTTAATATTCATTAAATTTAAAGAAGATTTTTTGTTTACTATATTTCCTGGTTGAGTTGAGTCAAATGGATTTTTTGATATAAAGAAAGCTTTTCTATTTAAAAATTCTTGATACTTTGTTAAAAATGTTGATTTAATGGTTTGTAACTTTGATATTAAAGTTTCTATTACATATTTTCTAATTTTTAAAGTCTTTAAAGCTTTTGTATATTCAAATTTAGAGTGTTGAAGGGCTATTGGATCTAAACATGTTTCGCACCATATAGTTTCATTATTTACTCCATTTAATAGGTTTATATCACTCCAAGCAGATTCACCGTCAACATCAATAATATTATAATTTAAATTATAAAGAGTATCATCAAGATCACTAGTTGCGGTTGATGTTGAAGTAAATGTAAATAATGGATCTTGATATGTTCTATAATATCTTCCGGTTAATAATTTTGATTTTGAACATTGATACAAAAATGCTGGTTTTTGAAATGGAAGTTCAAACGCCTTCAAGCCATCAATTACATCTAAATTACAACCAACTTGAGCTTTTGCTTTTTCTGTAACTGGAGTAACATACCAAGGCCAATCATTATATGTTTGTAGTTGATATTGATTTGAAAAACCATAAAATGTTTTAACAAATGCAAACCAATAACCAGAAAAATTTAAAGGGTATGAATCAAAATTGTTTGGATCAAATTGCAAATTAACATATAAAGGTAATTTTACAACATCACCACAACTATAAATTCCAAAATTAAAATCATAGCTAAGAACCGTATCTGCATTTTGTCCAGCTTTTCTATATTTAAGAGTTCTTAGAGGAGTGGCACCTATTGAATAATATCCCCAAACCAAATCAGTAAGAATTTTACAAGGTGAACTATTATTATAACAATCAAAGTTTAATATAATATCTAAATCAGCACAACAAAAATTTGGCTGACCTGGATCAGCTGGACAATTACAATCATTTCTAAATCCTGGGGTTAAATTATCAAATATAAAATTAGTTGCTTCAGTGATCCACGAATCAACAAAAGGCAAGAAATCATTCTCAATTTTAGTAATATATGGATTAATCTTATTTAATTCTGTTTGATATTCCAAAATAAGATTATCAATCTGTTGATTAGTATTATCTACATCTTGTTTTAGATGATAAAATTCTCCTATAGTTTGATTATATGGATAAGAATTCATATCATATGATAATGTTAATCCATTCCCAGAAACACCAGATACTCCGGGTAAATAATTTACAACATCTGAAAATGCTCCAGCAGCAACAATTCCATAGCCATCAGATTGTATATCTCCAAATATTCCGGTCGGACCAAAGTAATAAACATAATCTGGACTATCTGAACTTAGACTTTTTATAATCTGTTGGTCGGCTGTACCACCCAATTGGTCAAGACAGCAAACAGAGCACCTATAAACTTCCCACTTTCTTTTGGCATTTTTTAAATTTACATAAAGTTCTCTATTTTTTTCAAGCTCTTTCTTTATAAGTTTATCATAAGCATAAAGTATTTCTGGATAAACTTCGTCATCAATATCATATTGATTTTGCCATACTACATTTGAAAGTCTTGTATCTGCTGAAATACCAAGATAATCCCATTCCTGTGGGTGTGGTGTGTTGTATCTGTTCTTGGAATAAAATCCATAGATATCATCATCTGTTCTACGGCTTTCTGTTAATTTTTTATATTTTGGATCTATATCCTGAGTAAGTCCATCTGGAAATAGTTTACCATTTTCTATATGATTAATTTGAGAATATTCTTGTGATGCATCAAATGAAATATTTTTTCTCTTTAATGCATCTGACGAATCGACAAAATCAATGTAAGGATCTGCATAATCAGGTATTATTCTCTCATACCATGTAAAATATGCTTTTTCAGAAAGCAGATTTAAAGTGTCAAATTCAGTCAGAGTTTCAAAACTTCTAATTGAATTTGTCTGCAAATCTAAATCTGTGAACATGTAAGTGAAATCTTTTGCACTTTCTTCATTTTGCTGAATTAAAGAGTCAATTGATCTAAAGTGATATCCGCTTAAATCTTGCCAGAAAAGATAATTTACAACTTTATTGTTTTCATAACTTACAGCATTTTCAGACAAATACTGTAATGTTTGAAGAATTGTTGGTTGGCCTTTTAGTTTTCCCCAAGGATAAGATACATTGTTTTTCTTCAAATAACAATAATTCCAGGTTCTGTCACCATCAAGAGTAATATCTAATTTTTCTTTTAAATAATTATTAAATCCCTTTAATGATACTGTATTTGCTTGAGTTCCACTCAATTCAAAATTTTCTACATTTGAATTTATAATAGGTCCGATAAAATTATCTTCTTCTAATAATGAGGATAAAAATTCTTTTGTTAAAACGCTTTTGCTTACAAATTCAATAGTGAGTGCCTTGGCAGTTTCAAGACCATTTTGATAAGCACTATTTGCTAAATTTACAGTATTTTTTATATTTGTAATTTCAAATTTTAAATTATAAGTTTTAAATCGCTCTTCGTCTTCAGTTCCAGTTCCAAGATCACCACTTACTCGTTTAGAAGCTAACTTTACAACAACTTCATCAAAAGCATTTAAATCCATTTCACCAGACCAATCACCAACATCTTTTACAATTATGGTTCCTGTCATCAGCGGGGTAAACATGTTTTCAACAAGTGAAAATGTTACTAATGGATTAGTTGCGCTATAGATCCAAGGAATTAAATTAATTCCCTTTCCATCTTTCTTTTGTATTCTGAGTTGTGTTAATGATTCTGCTGCAAATGGAAAAATTCCAGACATATTATTCCTTCGTTGTTATCAATCTAAATCTAACATCATCTCTTGAAATCAATTCATTAAAAGTATTGATAAATTCATTTACAAAGTTTGGCGGCAATAATTTTATTTTTCTATACTTTTCATTATTTGTTCTTACTTGTTCACCGATTGTGAAAGTAAGTAACGAAAGATTTTGATTATTCATTACATGTTGGTATAGAACAGAATCTCTAAAGGAATTATCATTTGTAATTCCACTATACATTCCATCAGCTTCAAGATTTACATAATCTTGTAAAAGTGAACCACCATTATATTTTTGATATGGAGATACAACTTCATTATTAGAAGTATAGATGTAAATTGGTGATGAAATATAAGTATCATACTTTTTAAGTGGAAGAACACAACAAGGAATGCTCTCTTGTCCTAAAGTAAATCCTTTTTCAAAATCAATCAATATTAATTGATCATTTATTTTTCTATAAGCCGCAAATTTGTCTCCAGCTACAATGTTTCCAGTTTCATTTGAAGTTCTAGCATATCTAAATTCATTATTATAATTTGAAACAAAGAAATATTTTGTTGTTTCTAAATCACCAGAAGTGAGGCCATTGGGTGGAGTAGTAAGTGGAACGGATGCCTTTACATTTATTAAAATATCACCTTCTTGTAATTGAACATTCTCTTCAAAGAAAGCAATATTTCCAGAATATTTTGTGTTTAATAATGATTCTAAATTTTCTGTTGATAAAATAAATTCATTATTTGGATCTATAATATTATTAGTAACTAAAATTATCCAAGATAAACTTGAATCACCATAATACTCTTGAGCTAAAGACTCTAATGAATCAGAATCCTGAACCAAAACCTCAGTAAAAATATTTGGTTTATTTACATTAGAAATTAAAACTTTTCTAAAAATATCAATTACGGTTTCTGTTTTTCCGTTAATCGTATATTCGGTTAATGGGAATGGATCAAAGTACATTTTTAACCACCAAATACCTGTGAAATTGTGTCAAGTGCGTTTAGATTTGCAAATGCTTGTGATCTAGAAATCATACCCAAAGATCCAGAATTCCTATAAACTGGTTCGATTTCAACAAATTCAAGTGCAATTGTAGTTACGGTTGGCTTAAATCCATATCGTGTTAAAATTGTATATGTTCCTTTGTCTGGTGCGGATCTATTTACAGCAACATTGTGCAAGCATGTTAGCTGTGGGTCTGTAAGCCAGGTATTGTCGATAAATGGTCCAGTACCAGGACCAACGCCGAATCCCCACATTGGTGGATGTCTAAACTTAAAAATATTATTTCCAACCGAGGGTACGCTCAACGCCTCAAAAGCCCTTGCTATGTTAGATGCCGCAAGAGAATCCTCGTCTGTTAGACAGGGTAATACTAATTCAAATTTGAATGATCTTTTATTTGTACCAGCGTAGATATTATCATTAAAATCTGGTGGTACGATATTTGAAAAATAACTGGCAAATCCATAATATGATGACACAAATGAGGAAATTAAATCAACTGCAAACGAAGCTGGATTATTCTGTCCCAATCCAGCCACATTTCCTAAAGAAGTTATAAGAGAATCAACACTGTCGAATATCGTTTTTACCGGGCTGTTATTATACTTGTTGGCTACACCACTGACCAGTGATGGTGGGGCTGGTACATAAATTGTTCCTATAATATTTGCACCCCCAGGCAAGACTCCACTGGCATTTGCTAATCTTCCACCAAAACCTAGATATTCAAAACAACGAAATTTAAGCCAAAGTGGAACTTCTGACCTTAATTTTGGATTTAATGGATATATTTGGTTTACTAGCATTTTTTTGAATAAATAATTTTAATGGCTTATAAGAATAAATTTTTTCCCAAAAATATTTCAAAATATATAGGCGATCCATCCAAGATAATGTGTAGATCTCTTTGGGAGAGAAAATTCTGTAAATATTTAGACGAAAATAAAAATATTTTAAGATGGTCTTTTGAAAATATTAAAATACCCTATATGTCCCCAGTGGACAACCAGCTTCATTATTATATTCCAGACTTCATGGTAGAGAAAATTAACCCAGATAAAACAGTTTCAACCCTTGTAGTTGAGATAAAACCACTCAAGCAAACAAAAGAACCAGTATTAACCGAATCCATGTCTAAAAGAACTTATGCAAAAAATACTCAAACTTATTTAATAAATATCGCAAAATGGAAATCAGCGAAAAAATTTTGCGAGGACAATAATATTAAATTTGTTATTTTAACAGAAAAAGAATTACTATAATGCCAGAAAAAAACGACATAAACGCACCAACAACATTTTACCCAACTTCAATCTCGTCCTTGAGATCATCTATAGTTGGACGCGGTGGTGGAGTTCAATTGGCAAATCGTTATGATGTTGAATTTATAACTCCATTTGGTAATTTTTTAA